TTGTGTATTACTTCTAATTTTGATTCGTTTCTTTCACTCTTTTTTATATCTGACATTGCTAATAATACTATTTTACTCCTTTCAAAATTTTATGATAATAATATCACTTTATTTTGAAATTTTTAACTATTCTAGACAATCACTATATTAAATGACAGGGCATAAAGCCCTGTCTGATGCTTGATTAGTAGATTAGGAAAGCAGGACGCACGCCAAGAGAGTTGGAAGCGTTGTAGCAGTTCGCACTACCGTCGCCGTTGACATAAGCGAAGGACGCCGCAGAGACCACATCTCTTAACCAGTACCAAGTTCTGCTTCCGTTTGTATCTCTAGCAGGAATTAAATCTGGTCTATGTCTGAATAATGATAATTGTGATTTATCCATTGTATAGTTATAAGATACAGCAGTACCATTCATAATATTATGGAATATATTGCTTCCATACACCATACATTCATTCATTAATTCTATATCTGAATCATACCAAGTTCCTGCACTTTCATATCCACTTGTAACTGCATTTGCAAATAAATTTCTATGACTTAAAATATGTTCTGTTCCAAAATCATTTCTAATTATAGTTTTATATGCTGCTAAATTTGCTGTATACATTGCACTTCCAACATATGCTCCTGTTGTATCGTTACTTGCATTCATTTGTGCATTTCCCATTGTTCTTTCTGGTATCATTAATATATGTGGTTTTGTGCATTCAGTATCGCCACAATGTAGTCTGTAATTAAGGTCAGCTACTAAATATTTCCTTCCACTTGATTTACCTATAATGTAATCCCCAACAAAAATATCATCAAATGTTCCAGCTGCAATTTGTTCTGTCAAAGTACCATCATAAAATAAATCTGTTATGTCCTTTCCTCTATAAATTGCATTGTGTGCCCCAGCATTTGGTGCAACAGTAATTTCTTTTAGTGCATTAAAATCTTTTTCAGTAACATACACTGTTGTAGGGTCCGTTGTTATTGTTACATTATCTGCATTATCAACTGTTATTACCATATCAAAATAATGCTCTTTTTTGGCTGAAATTGAATTATTTATATATTCTGCTTCATCACCATAATTAATATATGCAAAAAGAATTTCCTCGCTTGTATCAGGATCTATTGCATATAATCCTAATTCTCTTAAATAAAAACTAGCATCTGCATCTGTATTTTGAAATAAACCTCTGACAGTTACTTGTGTCTCTGTATCTCTTGATATTTTTGTTATATCAAAATTTAAAACAGAATTTGCTAAAGCTGTCAAAGATTTTATTGCACTTGCACTTGTATCTGCAAGTTGTCCATCACCAATAACAAACTTTGAAAATTGCAATTTTTTTGCTTCTAATGTTTTAGCAGCTAAAATAGAGCCTTTTGTTGTTATATAAGTTATTCCAGTTGCCATTTTCTATTCCTCCTTTATATTTAATTTTATATATTCTTGTCTCACAAGTGCTAAACCTACACCTGTATTTAATGTTAATTTATGTTCTTCTGTTGTTGTTTCAGTATCAACTGTTAAATTTACGAATTTGTTATGAATTATTATTGTCCCAATATTGTAAGATAAAAATATTTGCCTTTGAAGATTCAAAAAATATTGATTTATATCATATAATATTTTTTCTAAAGCATTTGCTTGTTCATAATTCAGTGTATTATTATATATAATTGTTTCAGTTAATATTGATGTACAAAAACTTTTTAAAATTTCTATGTTTTTTCTTATTCTATCTATTTGTGTTCTTGTCGGAAAATCTGACATATTCCAATCTGTTTTTACAACAATTGTTTTTTTAAAACCATATTTTAAAAACAAAGTATATAAATACTCACACCATTTTTCTACTCTATTTAAATCAGTATAATTATATGCACCTTTTAGAGAACTTGAATTGCTAGGGTTATTTAGTGCAGCACTTACTTCACTTGATAATCTATTATAAATTAAATCTTCCATTATTCATCTTCTCCTTCCAAATAAGTATAAGTATTTCTAACCAATGTAGCACCAATATTTTCTGCTAAATCTAGTGTTCTCTTCTCGTATGCCAATCTAATTCTAGTATTTAGTTCTGCTTTTACAATAAATCCACCAGTTAAATCTATATCAAATTTATTTGCATGTCCTACTAATAATTTATTATAACTTTGGTCTACTTCTAAATCCTGGGTTAATATTTCATTACCTAATAAGAATTCTAGACTTGTTGTATATGTTTCTTTGTAATATTCTAATATTTTTGTTGCTATTGTTTTTGCATTAGATTTACTTACTAAATATGCATTTTCAATTTTTAATACATTTTTTGTGTCATTATCACCAGAATTTTCAAGTTCAACTAAATATTCTTGTATATTATCTTCATATTTATAACCATTTATTATAACATTACTTTCGGCAGTACATGAAATAATTGCATAATTACAATTAGATTCAACAATAGTTCCTCCTGTGCAACTAATATTATAAACTGGATCATTGAATTTTATTGTTGTTTTACCTTTATCTAATACACCTTCATATAATTTTTCTTGTGTAGTTGTTTTAGTATAATTATGAGCATTAACAGAAACACCTGTAACAATTTCATTTTGTTTAATTTCCAATGTGTTTTGAAACCTATTATTTTTATCTATTATTTCTCTATCTTCGACTTTTTCTACATCTTCAACTGTATATATTCTTATTTTTGAACTTCTACTACAATCAGAAACTGCACCTATTGCAAATACTACTTGTTGCAAAGCTTTTCTATGTGTGCATATTGGAAGATATCCATTTAAAATAATTGTTTTTAAATCTTCTTGAATTTCATAATCATCACCACTTAAACCTGCAGATGTAAAAATTTCTTCTAATAATTCAGCAGCAGTTACATTTTCATATATTCCACCACTAAAATCCGTTTTATCTATAACACCTACTAAATCTATTGCAGATATATCCATTTGCTTGTCATTTTTATTTTTCCAAGTATCAAGATAAAATGTTCCCATTGGTATTCTTTTATTCTCTTTTATTAATATTTCTGTTACTTCAAGTTTTTGTCTTTGTTGTAACAATGTATATACCCCTTGGGGATTTAAAATATTAAAATCATCATCTGCAGAATATATTGTAAAATCCAATGTATTTATAGGTATTTCAGAACTTAATAAATCAACTTCTTCTAATATACTTGCACTTTTTAAACTATCACCTTCAAAGGTTTTCTCTGCTCCATATAGTATTTGATATAATTTCAAATATCTACACGGATTATTTGTACTATAAAATGTTATTACTATTTTTGTATAATTTTCGACAATATTATTAGCAACATATTTGTAATTATCTGGTGCAAAGTTTACATTACTAATTAAATTATTATCTTTATCATAATACTTTATATTTAAGTTATTACAATAATCTCCTGTTTCACTAAAAAGAAATGTTAAACCTAAACTACTATGAGTTTCAGTAAAGTCAATTTCTAATGTTAGTGGAGTTTCAAAATTTCCATTTTCATCAGACATTTGCTTACTCCACCAACACATATTTTTTAAATTGTCTGGCATTAATTCAAAACTTCCGTCTAGTGCAAACTGATTTTTTTCTAATGTTCCATATTTTGTTTCTACTATATCATCTTTTTTTAAATCTTCTAAATTAACAAATTCTTGTTGGTTATTAACAGTTAATCCACTATCAGCTTTTGCCGTAACATCAACAAAACCAAATTGAATACTCGCTTTTGTTTTCATATTATCAACTCCTTGCTGGCTTTTTAGCCGTGAAATTCACTGTCAAATTCTTATAATATGGTTTTCCATCTTTATACACATACAATTCATCAGATACATTTGAAAAATATGCTCTAAACTTAAAACCTGCAATGTTTATATCGTGAAATTCTTCCGCTTCTGTTAATTTATCATATAGCCTATTATATTCACCATAATTAGAATCTTTTTGCCTTTCAAATTTAATATTTTGATAATTAAAAAATACTCCTATTAATTCTCTTTTTAAATCTCCGTCATCTGTTCTATTTGCATATTTATCTAAAAAATCGGCATTTCTTTTTACTCCAGTTAATACTTTTACATCAAATACTTCTCCATCTATTGTTAAAAAATCACTCCACACATTTTTTTCTTCTTCCATTATGAAACACCTCCTACAATTAATTTATCTCCTCTTCTGTTAGATTCTCTGTCTAGTTCTGGTTTTAATACTCTTATTAATTGGGCTAGTGTTCCATCAAATTTTATTACTATTTCTCTTGAAGAATCATTGTTAGAAGAAGTTCCCAATATTGCTGCAATTTTTCCTGCAAGTACATCCATCCACTCTGTATTATTCTCTAATGGCAATACTGCTTCTTTACCAGCTTCACCAATAATTGCTTGTGTTGGTTGATTTACAATACCACCTTTTGCAAGTTTTGGAATTGAAAGCATATTTAGTTTTCCAATACTTACTCCTGGAATAGCATTAATAACATCTATACCTGCATTTATTAATCTGAAGAAATTATTTATAACATTTTCTATTTTAGACAAGATCCAATTCACCGCAGATTTTACTGCACCTGAAATCGCATCTCCTATTGCTGTACCTAATGTGCTGAATTTATTTTTTATAGCACTCCACATATTTGAAACAACATTTACTAAACTATTTTTTATATTATTAAATATATTTACTACACTATTTTTTATATTATTGAATATGTTTGTAATGTTAGTTTTCATATTATTAAATTTATCTCTTACACCATTTACTATATTACTTATCACATTTACTATTGAAGTTTTAATTGAGTTCCATATATTTGATACTGTTGTTTTTATTGTTGTAAATAATGTTGTTACAAAGTTTTTAACTGCATTAAATTTATTTACTATTCCGTTATAAATACCTGTAATTACATTGCTAATAGTGGTTTTTATAGCATTCCAAATCGTACTGAAGAAATTACCTATCGCAGTAAATACTGTTGTTATTACACTTTTTATCACATTAATAACTGATGAAATTATAGAATAAATTGCATTCCATACAGTAGTAACTAATGTTTTTATTGCATTCCATATTCCGTACAAAAAAGTCTTTTATTCCTTGCCAAGCTAATTCCCAATT